ATCGAGCGAGATGCTTTAGAGGTTGACGACCCTACCTTTGCCATTCTTGAGAAGAGTATCGAAAGTGTCAACGACAAGATGGACAGTATTAGCGACTTAGTTGCTGACATTGAGCGTGATTTTAAGGACATGCTGGCGGAAACTAACTTCGTTAATATCTACAGTGAAATGGCGTTAAGTGCATTGCTGTTAGGCTTAGGCGACCCTAAGGTCTTATGGGATTTCGAGCGTGGCAACGTTAAGTTTGAGAATATCGACATATTAAACGTGTATTTACCGCCATATATGAAGCCTCACAGCGATAAGAGGCCTCCGTATCTGATTGAGCGTAAAGAGATGCGACTTGCTGATTTACGGTCTATGGCAGCTAATATCAATGACGTATCTAAGCAGGCGTTATTTGACTTTGAAGAGATTGACAAGATTGTTGAGGATTACAAGGACATTGCCAATTCCAATAAAGCAAGTATTCGCAAAGGTTTAGGACAATTCACGCCAGCAACTAAGTCGGTAGAGATACTGGAGTTTTGGGGTGATATTGTTAGCGAAGATGGATTAAATATCGAGAAGAATCTTGTTATGATGGTAGCTAATGAGAAGTATTTAATCTATGAGCAGCCAAATCCATTCAAGCATGGCGATACACCACACACTTTGACGTATCCTATGACATTCCCGCATTGTGGTGTTAAGGGTATAAGCATAGCCGAGCCGGTAGTCTGGCTGCAGTATGCCTACAACAACGTTTTCAACATGTACATGGACAATCTCAATTATACGGTCAATAAGGTTTATGAGTACGACCCTACGAGACTAAAGCATCCATCGGACGCATTGACAGTGTTCCCGGGCAAGACAATCCCTAAAAACGGTGAGGGCAACGTTCTTGACGAGGTCAATACTACCCCGATAAGTAGTGAGGTTTTAAGTGTTTTGAGTTTATGTAACAGGGAAATTGACGAGGGTACAGCTGTTAATGAGATGGTTCAGGGTATGCCCGGCGAGAAGAGTAAGACTTTAGGTGAGATTCAGATAAAGACTGCCGAGGCTCACGGCCTATTTGACACTATTGCGAGGGATATGGAGCAGAATTCGATAAAGCCGTTACTTGAGAAGGCATATGACATTTACGTTCAGTTCTCTAATTTTCCGCCCCGCAAGGGCTTATTCAGGATGAAGGTTGGCGGAGTTAGCATATTATTGACCCAGAAGCAGCAGTTAGAATCTATTGGCGGTGTAGTTCAGATGTCGTTAGGTGCCGAGCCGTTAGCCCAGATGACTGATTTGCCTGATTTGTGGCGGAAGTTCTTGAGTGTTAACAACTTAGGTGACGTATACAAAGACCCTGTAGTCAGTGGTGAATTAGGTGAAGAGAAGCAGGCTGATATTGAGCAGAAGGCGCAGCTTGCAGCTAAGCAGACGGTTAGTCAGATGACACCGGAAGAAATTAAAGAATTTTAAGGAGTAGTTTATGGCAAGTTTAGCGGAATTAAAGAATGAGCGTAGAATTGAGTCTTTAGAGCAGCGGGTAGAGCGTTTAGAGGCTTTTGCAGCGAAACAAGAAATTAAGGAGCAGAAAAAAGATGATACAAAAGAATCCATTAAGCAGTCAGGAAAACCCAAATATGGGCGGAAGACCGAAGCCGACGGGCAAAGTACCAAAAGCTAAGGTTATTAGTAGCAGCACACGTAAGAATCCATTTAAGCAGCGTATGCATGCTTCTAAGCCGTGGAAGCCCAAGGGCAGGTCTAAGGTAGTTAGTAAGCTATCGAATGAGGCGAAGGTTGCAGATGTTCCAGCCCCTAAGCTGAAAAAGGGTGCTGGTTACAATGATTCAACTGGCTATCGCAGTCCGAGTGCTAATTTGAAGGGGTATACGTAATGAATGAAGACAGGATAGAGTTGCGTAAGCGGGCGGATGAGTCTGCTAAATTGCACAATTTACTTGACTGTGATGGTTGGCGGGATGTTCTAATGCCGGCGTTGAAGCGTATTCGTGAGCATGCGATGTTGCGTTTAGTCAACAGTAGTGACGACCGAGATATTATCAGGTATCAGGAAGAGATTAAACTTGTAGACCAGATATTCTCATTTATTGAGACTTCGATAAGTGAGGGTGAGCATGCCAGCGAGGCATTAGGTAATTTAATAAAGAGAAGTTAGTCGCTTAGATTCATGGGTAGAACCTGAATTTGAGCCGAAAGGAGTAAAAGAAGATGGCAGAGAACAAAGAAAGTGAACTAAAACAGGAGTCCGTTGAAGGCCAGCAGGAGCAAGTCGCTGAAAACGTGAAGCCGGAAGAATTGCAGGAGTACAAGGATTTGCAGGCCAAGTATGAAGCCGAACGGGCAGCCCGAGAAGAGGCAGAAAGTACGCTTGAATTAGTTCAGCCGTACGTTGATTTTGATGCTCTTAGTGGCGGTAAAGTCCCTGAAAATGGTAGTAACGACGATGAAGACTCTGAGGCGTATGTGTCTAAGCAGGAAGTTCAAAAGCAGCTTGCCCAGATAGACCAGAAGTATAATACTAAACTTTTGGCTATGCAGTTTCGGGCTGACCATCCGGACCTTAAACCATACGAGCAGACGCTTGTTATACCGGCGGTTACACGACTTAGGAATGCTCATCCGACGTGGGGTCCTGACAGGGTAATTGAAGAGGCAGCGAAGGAAACTGAGGCTTTTTTGAAAGCTGAGCGTGAAAAGGCTCTAAGTTCAGTTGATAAGAAGAAGCAGGAAGAAGCGGCAGCAAGTGGATTTTCTTCTACCCAGTCGACAGCCCCGAGTAAAGAAGAGAAAGTTGAAACTCCGGAAGAGCTTTTAGCACAAGAGCGAAAGCGGAGATTACAACTACAAGGTGAGCCTATATACTAATTTTAGGAGTTTAATACGATGGCAGGTGACCAACAGTATTTAGGAAATGGTACTTACGGCGGTTATTTTACAGTTAATCGTCTAAATAAGCAGTTACACTATGCCTTACAGCCGTTAACCAAGTTTGTGCAGTTTTGTGATTTGCATCCCGGTTGGGGCAAAGGTGTAGGTGAAACATTAAGTTTCAGGAAAATCAGTAGGATTAACACTGCCGGTGGCACTCTCATTGAGACTAATGTAATACCATCCCATGCATTTACGATTGCTACTGATTCTGTTACTCTCAGTGAGTATGGTAATAGTGTTCCGTGGACTGGCAAGTTAGAGGCGTTAAGTATGTTTGACCTTAACGACCCGATGATGCGTGTATTGCGTGACGATGCTGCTACTATTCTTGACAAGGCAGCAGGTTTACAGTTCAAGCAGGCGATACGCAAGTACACAGCTACTTCTACGGTAGCAGGTACTTTAGAGAGCAGAGCTACTACTTCTGCTCTTGCTTCCGGCAAGAATGTTAAAGGTGGCTGGCGTTTGTTCCATATCTCAGAGGTTAGAAAGGAGCTTAAAGCACGTAACATACCGCCTTACGATAAGGACGGCAACTACATTTGCATAGCTTCCCCGTACTTCTTGAATGAGATAATGAAGGATTCCAACTGGAAAGATGATGTCCATTATGGCGACCCAGAGCGGGCATTTGCCGGCGAAGTTGGCAGGTGTCGAGGTGTAAGGTTTATTGAAGAGACTAACTATCTCATCAATACAATTGGCTCTGGCGGTAACTACGGCGAAGCTGTAATGTTTGGCAGGGAAGCGGTAGTTCAGGGTGTTGCTGTACCTCTTGAGTTACGGCAGAAGATACCTACAGACTATGGTCGTAGTAAAGGGTTGGCGTGGTATACAATTCAGGGCTTTAAGAAGTTCTGGAATGCTACAGACACTAATCAGGACGGCCATATCATTCAGTTGACTGGTAAGGGCTAATATTAAGTAGGGGGTTTAACCGCCCCCTCTTTATTTTTTAAGGAGTTTAATTATGCCATATGATGACGCAGAGTTTAATGTAAATTTAATGGCTGGTCCTATATTAGCTTCGTTTGCCAGTGGACTAAAATGCACTGCGACTGACCGTACTGGTACTTCTGTTAACGTTACTGACAGGGTGGAATTTTTCCGCAATGTCAAGTTGACAGGTATTAAGGCGATTACGAGGAGTTCTGGTGCAGCTACGAGTGCGCCTTTGTCCAAGGTTAATCCGCATGTGATACTAACAGATGGTACTAATGTATTAGCTACCTGTCAGTTAGGCACAGTAGCTGGTTTCAGTGCTTCTGGCGGTATAAGTTCTACTTATCCGAATGCAGATGCAGACGAAGCGTTACAATTGCAGTTGTTATTCAAAAATGATGGCACTGCAAGGACTGGCGATGTTATTTCAGCAGATGTATATCTTGAGTATCAAAACCGATTTTAAGAGAGAAGGAAGGAAAGTTATGTGGTCAGCAGAATTACCGGAAAGTTATGAAACGAGGAAGTGTATGCACCGTGTTATGCCATTGGTGCGAGGTTTAGGTTTAGATATAAATCCACAGAAGGACAAGTTAACTAAAGAGACTATAGGCGTTGGATTATCACCTAAAGCTGATATCAAGATGGATATAACAGCGAATGATTCTTTGGGTATTTTTTCTAATGACTACTTTGACTATGTATTTGCAGCTGGTCAATTGGGTAATTTCGTAGAGACTGAAGCTGTATTACGTGAATGGTGGCGAGTCTTAAGATATGATGGTAATTTGATTATTTATGAGCCGGATGCCGACTTTTACCCAAGGGTCGGCACACCCGGCTGTAGTGAGCATAGGAAAAAAAATTTATATTGGGAGGATGCGTGGAAGATAATTAAGGGTTTTGGCAATGCCGAGTTAGTTTCTCATTCTCGGCATAATGATGGTAATGAGTATTCATGGCAGTTGGTTGTCAGGAAGACTTTTTCTGTACTATCCAAGCCATTTGAATCGTTAGGTAATAAGCCGGTATATGATTCTATATGCCTGCCGAGGAAGAAGAAGGCTGAAAAAGAGGCTTTAGTTATAAGGTTTGGTGCTTTAGGTGATACTATCTGGCTAACTCCGGTCTTGAAACAATTAAAAGAGGACGGCTATTATGTCGCTGTAAACTGCACTGAAAGGGGTGCTCAGGTCTTAAAGGAGTGTAAGTGGGTTGACGAGTTTATTATTTTACAGAACAGTGATTCGATAGACTATTTTCAGCTGGATGATTTCTGGCAGATGTTAGGTGAAAGTTTTGATAAGGTTGTCAATCTAACTAAATCTGTAGAGGGCAGTTTAATCAAGGTTGAAGGTTCAGACGAGTTTAAATGGCCACACGAGAAGAGGCACAAAGAATGTAATATAAACTTTCAGGACAGACAGATGGAGCTTGCCGGCTATCCAGAAATGAAGGGTTGTTTGCCGGAGCTTCATTTTACTGATATTGAGGAGTCTTTAGCTAAGAATTTCAGGGCGTATTATGAAGGTAAATTCATGGTATTATGGGGTCTTGCCGGTTCTGCTTTTCACAAGGTATATCCATGGTCTGAATATGTAGCTAAGGAGTTTGCAGCCAATCATAATGATGTTTTGGTTATTACTGTTGGCGATAATGACTGTAAGATACTTGAATGGCAGAATCCGAGAACGCTCAACAAATCAGGTGTTTGGACGGTTAGGCAGTCGTTTATTATGACGAAGTATGCAGATTGTGTTATTGGCCCAGATACTGGCCTTTTGAATGCAGCTTCCTGCTATGATACGCCTAAAATAATCTTCCAGAGTGCCAATTCTAAAGAGAATCTCACTAAATATTGGAAGAATTGTACTGATTTATATGCCGAAGATTGTGAATGTTATCCTTGCCACAGACTAATTTACAGTAAGGATTTTTGTCCTAAAGGCACATATCAGGGTGTAGCTGCTAAATGTATGGAAAATATCAAGCCTGAGGTAGTTTTAGAGGCTCTTGAGGCTGAGTATTCAAAGTGGCAAGTGGAGCAGTTAAAGAAGCAGAATGAGAAGAAATTTGTAGCTTTTACCGTTGCGGACGATGATTTTACTCACCGATTAGCTATGAGGACTAAGAAGTCTTTTGAGTATTTCAATCCGGACGTTCCATTTATTATTTACGATTCACGTGATGAGAAGAAGATATTTGGTTCTGTCAGGATTCCTGTGAGTTGCAATCCGAACTTTGCAATCCGTCCAAGGCTCATAAAAAAACTTTTGGGTAGTTATGACGGGGTAATCCATTTAGACGCCGACACCGTAGTCACAGCACCCTTAAACGAGATGTTAGCGGGTGATTATGATGTCGCAGGCTCTTTAAATATTTCTGATAATGAAGATGACAGGTATTGTAATGCCGGAGTATGTGCTGTAACCAGGAGTAAGTTTGCGGAGGAGTGGACTGAGGCTGTTTACGATAAAAGGTGTCCGCCGACTAATCAGGTATCATTTAACGAGTTAGCTAATAAGTACAATTTTAAGATACTTGACGAGAGTGACGTTTATTATAACGAGCGGAGCAGGAAATACTGGAAGCAGTTGCATTGTGTTAATAGTCATTTAGAGTGTAATAATCGCATAGTTAAGGTTCTTCATTGGGCTGGTGGCGTTGAGAGGATGGAAGACAAGATATCGAGTAAGGATTTTAATGCCGAGACACGTGAATTTTTGAATAAAGTTACTGATACTAAAGATTTTACTGAAAATATAGGCAGCGAGGTCTCTAAATGGTAGATTTGCTTGATAGGACTAAAACTAAATTAAGTATATATCCCGTAGAGAATGCGAAATCTGATATTGTTGGTAACAGTGGCTATTTTGGTGCAGTAATTAAAGAATTTGGCTTTCATAAGATTAGAGGGACGGCATTAGGATTCATAAATCCAGATAGTAAAGAGTTGTGGAGTGCTGAAAATCTTTTTCGCAGTTTAATTCCTGATGATGTCAAAAATGTTGTGGAAATAGGGACGTGGCGTGGAGTATCTACAGGTCTACTTGCTCATTATGCTGATAAAGTTACTACGGTAGATGTAAATTATTATCATGAAGCATTGCAGACGTGGGCTTTTTTCGGTGTTTTGAATAAGATTAAATATACTGTTGTTGAAAATAATGAGGCTAAGAAGAATCTAATAGACAGGATGGATTTTGATTTTGCCTTTATTGATGGTATGCACACTAAAGATGAGGTTGCATTTGATTTTTCGTTAGTGAAAAAGTGTAACAGGGTTCTATTTCATGATTATGGCGTTCCTCATTGTCCTGGTGTTTCAGAGTTTGT